CCGGGTCCAGTCGGTGGGCCACTTCCAGCCGTCGTAGTCGCAGAACCAGATCCCCGGCTCGGATGGGGGTCCCGGGAGGAGCGGCTGGCCGCAGCGGGGGCAGGCTTCGGGCGGTCCCATGACGTACGGGTCGCGTTCGAACTCGAGCCGCGCGTGCTTGCGGATGTCAAGTAACTGATACCAGCTCACGGCCGACCGTCCTCCGCCCGGTCGTGCTCGAGGATCCGCGCACGCAGCGCCTCGGCGGTCCCGGCCGCGGACAGGCCGCGCGCCTTCGCCGCCGCACGCAGCTGCTTGAACGGCATCTCCACGTAGGCGCCCGCGCCCAGGCCGGCGAGCTCGGGACCGTGCTCGCCGGCCATGGGCGCGGGCGCGGTGGTGACCCGGTCGGCGTACAGCGGCGCAACCGTCCCGCAGCGAGGGCAGCGCAGCAGCCCGATCGCGAACCGGGTGCCGCAGCCGCCGCACGTCGACAGGGCCATGTCAGACCGCCGCCACGGACGCGCCGTTGTCGTACGGGATGTACACCAGGTCGTAGCTGATGCCGCCCGTGGTGCTCGCCGAGGTGGTCACCGAGATCGTGCCGGGCTGGATGAGCCACCCCTGGTGGCCCGGGACCTGTACCGCGGCGCCCGCGTTCGCGCCGACGACCAGCGCCGAGCCCGGGGTGACCGGGAGGCTGATGTGGGTGCCCACCTCCTTGGAGGTGATCGCGGTCGCGGTCGCGATGTCGGTCGCGGTCCCGGCCGTCGGCGTGTTGGTGACCTTCAGGGTGGTCGCCGTCGACCCGATCGCAGTGGTCACCTGCCCCGTCAGGGAGACCACGAGGATGCGGCCGCCGGAGACGGTGAAGATGTTCTGCGCCGCGGTCTGCGGCAGCGTGGCGTGCTTCGCGTTGGTGAGCGCGAGCCCGGCGCTGATCGTGCGCACGTCCTTGTTCTGAATCAGGGTCGTCATGATCAGACCCCGAGGATTTCGAGGTTCTGCGGCAGCCGCTGCACGGTGAGGTCGTGCAGGATCGCCGTGACGAGGCCGCCACTGGCCACGGAGACCTTGATGTAGGCCTCGGGGTCGGTGAACATCGAGGTGAGCACCTCGAACGCGGTGGTGTAGCCGGCGTTCGCCTGGACGACCGCGTTGGACGCGGCCTGCGACTGCGCGGTCCACGCGTGCGTCGCGTTGGTGTCCGCGCGCTGGTAGAAGTGCGTCAGGACGTTCCCGGGGGTGGCGTAGCTGCCGCCGAAGCTCGAGGACGTGGTGACGGTGAACGTGTCGGCGCCGGTGCACACGAACAGGACCGCGGACGCGCCGCGCATCTTGAACGCCTGACCGGCCGCGATCGGGACGACGTCGACCAGCCGGCCGAGCCCTTCCATTCCTGCCATGACCTTGCTCCTTCGCTATGCGATAGGTGGCGGGGCGTCACTGCCGCCAGGGGGTGGGGTGGGTTACCGGGAGGCGAGCTGTACGACCGGCGACAAGGTGGGGCCGCCGTTCTTCGGGGTGATCGCGGACTGGAGCCACGGCTTGCCGTCGACGCGCTCGACCACCCGGTACGCGGTCTTGTCGTTGGCGAACTTGTAGTGCTCGGAGGCGGAGACCTGCATCTCCATGCGGTCGCCGATGAGGTAGTAGGACAGGTCGCAGAAGGTGATGTCGCCGGTGGTGCCGAGCGGGCCGGTCTTCTCGGTGAAGAACACCGGCCGGCCGAGGATCGTGGCGGGCGGGGTGTCCATGCCGCCCTGGCCGCCGGCCATGTTGCCGATCCAGACCGGGCCGCCGCCGGTGCCCACGGACAGCGCCATGGTGGCCAGCTGCGGGAAGGTGTCGATCGAGGCGATCCACACGGCGCGGCCGAGGGAGGTCGGCAGCATCCGGGAGTACATCTTGACGATGTTCTCCCAGACGATGGTCTGGGTCGGCTGCCCGGACTCGGCCGCGACCTGCACGGACACGGGGGAGTTGATGAATCCCTGCGGCTCGCCGTCCCCGGTGCCGGACAGGAACGCGTTGTCCTCGAACCAGGAGATCGCCTTCGGGAAGGTGCCGTCGAAGAAGCCCTCGAACGCCGGGGCGTCCATCAGGAGCTCGTTGGGGACCTCCGCGTAGGCTGTCAACTTCTTGGCATCGAGCACGACTCGGCCGAAGCTGGCCTGCGACTCGGTCAGGCCCGCGGCCTCCTCCGTCCAGTACCCGACGACACCACCCAGGATCGAGGACTGGTGGCTCGTGTCGTCGATCATCGGGATCGGGACGCGCAGCGAGGACATCGGGATCACGGTCGCGCGCGGGCGCACCACCGCGGTCTCGAGCGCCACCTGGAGGATCTCCGAGCGCAGCTCCTCGGGAATGAGGAAGCCACCGGAACCCGGAACCTCCGACCCGTAGCTGTTCTGGATCTCCTGGAGCCGCTCAAGCTTCGGCCGCAGCTCGCCGTAGTCGCGCGCACGGTCCGCACGGTGCCAGGTCGCCCGGAAGAACTCGGAGGCGTCGTCGAAGATGCCGTCCGCCGCCGCCCCCGGCGCACGCCGGTTGTACAGCGACTTGCGCCACCCGGACGGCAGGCTCTTGAGGTGCGGGGCGAGCTGGTGCGCCTTGTCGCCGGCGAAGTCGACCGGCGGCTTGTCACTGCCGCCGTTCTCCTTGAGCATCTTCGCGACGACGAGCTGCGTCTGCTCCTTGATCTGGGCCTCGAACTCGCCCTGGTTGGCCTTCAGGTTCTGCTTGGCGTAGCCCTCGATGTAGTTCTGGAGGTTCTCCTTGGAGTCCCACAGCTCCTTGAGCACGGACTTGTCGCTCAGGGCGTCGGCGAGGCCCGCCGGGGAGTCGGGGATGGTAAGAGTCGTCACTTCGCCTCCTTGGCGGAGTTCAGCCACGCCGGGACCTCCGGTGCGGTGTTGTGGATCCACGTCGGCATGGCGTTGCTGGACTCGCCGCCGTCGTAGTCGGGGTTGATCTGCTTCATCAGCCGCTCGAGGAGCGCCTGCGCCGCGGCCTTGTTCGTCAGGCCCTCGGTCTGCGGCAGCCGCGAGAGCGCATTGCGCACGCCCGCGGCGTTGATCGGCTTGCCGGGGTAGCGGTACGGGAGCGCCCACGAGGACTGCTTCGACGGGTCGCCCGCCTTCGTGCCGGCGCAGATCTCCTTGTAGGCCGCGGCCGGGTCGCTGCTCTTCGCGGCCATCGACATGGCCTTCGGCCCGTCCCAGTCGGACTGGTCGACCTCCGCCGCGGCCAGCAGCGCCTCGGGGGTGAATCCGGCCGCGACGAGCGCCTGCGCCATCACCGTGACCGCGTCCGCCGCGGGCGGCGTGTTCGGGTCACGGACCCCCGGGGTCTGGCGCAGCCACGCGAGCGCCTGCCGATGCAGGGCCGCGCTGCCGTCGGGCTCGTCCTCGGGCTCCTCCGGCTCGTCGTCCGGGGTGACGTGGCCGGTACCGTTGCAGCCCGGGCACTTCACCGAGTTCTTGCCGGTCGACTGGTGCTTGAGCCGACCGCGGCCGCCGCACATCTTGCACACGGGGCCCTCCTCGTCCGGGGCGTCCTCACCCTCATCCGGTGCGCCCGCAGCGGCCCGGAACGCTGCGGACGCCGCGTCGGTGGCCTTCGAGGCGGTCCGCGTGAGGGTGACGTCGTCGCGGCCGGCGAGCTCGATGCCGCACTGCCCGCAGTAGCGGGCGTCGTCGTCGGAGAACTTGCCGCACACCGGGCACTTGACGTTCTCCCACGACTCGTGGGTGTAGGGCTGCGGCGTGTACGCGGCGCGGATCTCGCGGCGCGGCATCTCCTTGAGCCGGGCGACGATCCGGTCCGGGACCGGGTGGTAGGCGGCCAGGCCGAAGTCGGTCGGCAGCGCCGCGGTGTCCGTGCCGACCTTGTCGGCCAGGCCCGCGGCAACGGCCTCGTCGGCGGTGTACCAGGTCTCTGCGCGCATCGCGTCGCGCCACTGCGCGGGGTTGCCGCCGGCCCGGGCGGCGTAGATGCTCGCGAGGTTGTCGGAGTGCTTGTCGAGGTCCGCGGCCATCTTCGACATGTCGGCGGCGTTGCCGTAGCACTCCGACGACGCGTCATGGATCATCACCATGGCGCCGGGCTGGATCACGCGCTCCTGGCCGGCCTGCATGATGACCGACGCGATCGACGCGGCCATCCCGTCGACGATCGTGCGCGTCGGGCCCTTGTGGCCGCGGATCGCGTTGGCGATCGCCGTGCCGTCCTTGACGGAGCCGCCGCCGGAGTTGATGTGGACGTCGAGGGGGCCCTTGACGTCGGCGAGCCGGGCGGTGAAGTCGCCTGCGGTCAGGCCGCCGCCGGTCCAGCCGCCTTGGCCGATGTCGTCGTAGACCTCGACGCGGGTGGTGCCGGCTTCGGCCCGCAGGTGGCATCGGATCGGGTAGGTGGTCATCGTGCACCTGCCATGTGGTTGTGGCCGTTGGATGCGGTGATGGGCTGCGGGAGGTCGGCGAACCAGGACGGGAACGCACTGGTCGGCTGCGGCTCGGCCGCGGGCTGCTTGCTGTAGATCGCCGCGAGTGCGCCGCGGCAGCGTTCGAGGCCCTGGCAGCCGATGTAGCCGGAGGTGGGGTATGCCTCTGCGGCGGCGTCGACGGCGGCCGGGTCGTCGCTGTAGCCGAAGGAGTGGCCGTTGATCGCGTCGCAGGGCGGGCACGTGTTGGTGTCGTTGACCTCGGAGGCGACGAGCTCGCAGCGCGGTCCGGCGGTGAAGGTGGCGTGCCTGGCCTGGTTCTGTGCGGCGGCGAGCGCCGCGGCCAGGTGCGCGGCGACACTCGCGGTCGACAGGCCGGCGAGGAACTGGGCCATGTGCTGGCCGATCTGGTTCGGGTCCGGGTTGGACTGGCCGCCTGCGGCCCGGGCGGCTTCGCGTGCCGCGGTGGTGGCGAGGTCGGCGGCGAGCAGCGCCGCGGTGACGGCGGCGATCGCCTGAAGCTGCTGCTGGCTCGGGGTCATCGGCGGCGCGTCTGCGCCCTGCGTTGCGGCTTCGCGGCTGGCCTGTTCGGCGGAGACCTGACCGAACACGGTCATGGCCTGTGCGATCAGGGCCTGTGCAGTGGCGGGGCTGATGGCGAGCGCGGCCAGGGCGGCGATGTTGCCGGAGGCGATGGCCTGCCGGATCTGCTCGATGAGCTGGGCACGCCAGACGGGGGTGATCTGCTGGAGGAACGCGGCGGCGAGCGCGGCGGACGCCTTCGCGTGCTGCGCGTCCATCTGCGACAGGTCGACCTGCTGCGTCTGCTGCTGAGCGGCGTTTCGCACATCAGTTCGACCGTGCGCGCCGGACTCGCCCCCGCCGCTGCCGGGGATCTTCGGCTCGGCCGGGGACTCGCCCGGCGTCGGCGTCCCGGGCGAGACCCATCCGGGCGGGAGCGCCGGCGCCTGCGTCGCCTTCTCGACGACGTCCATGTCCGGCAGTCCGACGACCTCGAGGACGTCGTGCGGCTCGTACCCGGAGTTGACGAGGACCTGCGCGGCGGTGGCCTTGCTTGCGAGCTCGGTGGCGTCGGCTTCACGGTTGGCGGTGACGGCGTCGTCGTGGTCCATCTCGACGCCCTGGCCGGTGGGGCCGAACAGGGGCAGGTAGAAGCAGTTGAGGGTGTCGGCCCACCGGTCGAGCCGGTCGGTGACCAGGAAGGATTCGAAAAGCTCTTGGGCCGTCTGCGCGTTGGCCCTGTTGACGTCGTCGGTGGTGCCGAGGATGGCCTTGTGCATGGCGAACGCTTCGCGGATCACGTCGCGGGAGACGTTGCGGAGGTTGCCGAAGTCCATGTCGCGGATCGTGTGGGCGTTGGGCACCCACTGTGCGCCCTGCTCGAGGACGGCGACCCTGTGGGCGGCGCCCATGCCGCGGTGGGACTCGCGCCACCGGTTGGTGAACTCGTTCCACTCGTCGTCGGACAGGCGCTTGTCGACCTGGATGACGCCGCCGGGGGTGGCGGAGTTGAGGAAGAAGTTGCGGTTCCACTGCGCCGAGTACTTGCTGGCGTCGATGTCGACGAGGATCGCCTGGATCGGCCCGAGCCCGTGGTAGATGTCGTACGGGTTGGGGTACTTCGTCATGATGACTTCGTTGGGCTGCAGCGGCACCGCTTCGCCGGACGGCCCGCGGTACACGTAGCCGGCGAGGAACTTGTCCGAGGACGGCACCGGCTCGATCCGGTCCGGGCGCACGGGCCACAGTCCGGTGGGGAAGTTGGCGCCCTTGGCGCGCTGCACGACGATGTACGACTCGCCGGTCAGGTCGAGGTAGGTCTGGTTGAGCTCGCGGAACATGAACCCTGACATGAAGCTGTTCGGGTTGTTCCACAGCTGGATGGCCTGGTGCTGGATGACTTCGGTGCGTTGGTCTGAGCCCTTGTCGCCGGTGGTGTAGCGGCGCCGGCCGTCCTGCGGGGCCTGCCGGAACAGGTGCCAGTCGACTTTCGCGGTCTGCCTGGCGAGCATGGAGACGATGGAGAAGACGGTGCCGGAGGAGCCGTAGGCGCGCATGTAGGCGCCGGGGTCGGATCCGCCTTGCATGAGGGTGTTGGGGGCGACGCCGCTGCGGGCGTAGACGATGGGGGGTTCGCTGGCCGGGATGCTGCTGATGGCTTTGGCGACCGCGCCGATCGGGGACCTCACGTGCCGCTGCCGGGCTCGTCGTCACCGGTCAGCCACTCGAACACCCACAGGGACGCGCCCAGTGCCAGCAGTCCGGCGCCGAGGCCGAACGTGTGCCACGCGGAGGCGTCCATGCAGCCGAGGCCGCCGACGACCAACGCGGGGCGCCGCAAGCGGTGCCGCGCCGCGTTGGCCGTCTTGGCGCCCGCGTTCACCATCGCCGCCAAGCTGGTGCGGGCGCGACGCCAGAGGGGGGTGGCGCCTGCGTGCGCAGGCATGGTGGCTGTAGCCACGGTGCCACACCTCCCGGCGTTGCTCCGACTAACGGGCACTGACGTCCGCTATGCGAACGCTGGTTGAATCGTACATGCGTTCGATCGTTTACGCACTAGGCAGCAGAAAGCCCCCGCCACCGCATGGTGACGAGGGCTTTCCGGCGCGGCCGGTCAGAACGGCCAGACGCCGTCCCGGCCGCTCTCAAGCAGCGGGATCATCTTGAACGCCTGGTCGGTCAGACCGCCGAACGTGTGCCGGTTCCGGCTGCCGGACGGCGCGTGCCCGTACTGGTAGCCGGCCAGGTTCCACGTGTACACGGGGGTGTTCGCCGGGACCGCCGCGGTGACGTCGCCACCGAACCCGAACGCACTGCCGTACGCCTGCTCGTCGGTGACGATCACAACCCGGTCGTGCGCCCGGTAGTGCGTGGAGACGGCCTGCTGCGTGGCCGTGCCGCCGAGGTTGTGGAAGCGGTCCAGGATCCGCAGCACGGACTCGCCGCGCGAGTACTGCACCCGCGCGCTGGAGGTGCCGAACTCGATCAGGTCCGCGTGCACGGCCCGCAGCGCCAGCGCGGTGCCGAAGATGGCCGCGGCGTCGGCACGGGTCAGCTCGCTGCGGGCCGACAGGGCGCCGAACATGCTGCCGGACCGGTCCACGAGGATCAGCGTGCGGCCCGGGAGTGCGGGCACGTTCGCCAGCGAGTGCCCGATCGCCTGCTCGAGCGGCCACGCCCACCGCAGTGACGGCGCAGCCTGATATGCCGCGAGGAACCGGAACGGGAACTGCCGCGACTTCGCCACCTCCTCCGGGTTCGACAGCTTCGCCGCGACCGCAGCCGCGACCGTGTCGGGCATCCCGGCCTCGTCGAAGTTCCGCAGGTTCCGCAGCAACGCCATGTAACCCATGGACGGGATCAACCCGCACCACAACGCGGCCTTGTCGACCTTCGACCCGACGGCGGACAGGGCGTCCTCCCAGGTGACTCCGGCCTGGCGGAGCGTGTCGGAGTCGAGCCAGTCGGTGGGGTCGGTGGAGGCGCGCAGCAGGGCGTTGCGGCGCAGCATGGCGAGCCGCTCGGGGATCGGCTTGTCGCGGTTGTGCCGGCGGTCGAGGGCGTGCCGGAAGAGCTCGCCCTGCCATGGCTTGTCCGGGTCGGGGGCGGCGTGGGTGAGCTCGAGGACGTCGCCGAACCGGTAGCCCTTGGACGCGGTGTCGTACTTCAGCAGGCTGCGCTCGCCGTAGAGGCGTGCGGCAGCGTCGGCGAGGCCTCGCTTGACGGGCTTCGGCAGGGCGCGGCCGTGGCGGGATGTCCAGTAGGCAAGGAGTTCGCCGGGCTCGTCCGGACGCTGGCAGGCCTGGTTGATGAGGCGCCGGTTGACGCCGGCGTGCTCGGCCCAGAGCCCGGTGGGGATCGCGTGGCCGACCGGGACGGCGTGCCAGGCGTCGAGCCGCGCCTTCACGCCCTCGGCCGCGGCGATGAGCGACGCGGTGCGCATGTTCGCCTCGCTGCGAAGCCAGGGCACGAACCGGCCGAACCAGTTCGGGTCCCAGACGGCGACCTGGTGCACGAGCTGCTCGAACCGGTCGTCGCGGGCGTTGGCGGACTCGTAGAAGGTCTTCTCGCCGACCATGTTGGAGACGGCGAGCAGGAACAGTTCGCCCTTGGCGTCGCGGCTGTAGCCGGGTGCGCCTTCGAAGGTGTGGCCGGACGGTGTGCGTTCGCTGACGATCGGGGAGTGGACGGCCGGTC